TTCGATTTCCAATTCCAAAGTTTATTTAGTTTGTTTGTCATCCAGTCTATATGTAGCTTCAAAAGTTTTATTTTTCTTATTTAAAATTCTAAAAGCTGCTTCTGATTCTTTTCTGATATCTTCATCAGAAATTATCCAAAATTTACACCATCCTTCATTGTCTATATCACCTTGAATTAATTCGCATCTTGGTTTATCGCCTTCTAAATAATAGAATACGCAATATTCACATTCAAGATTTTGAGCTTTAAATGGATTTTGTTCTGCGCTTAAATATTGAATTCCATTAGAACTAATTCCTCTATCAAAATATCCATAAGTTTGTAAATTAGTAATTACTTTAAGATAGAGATCTTTTTGTCTTTCATTGAGTTTTGGAAAGATAAGACCTTCATTTGGCATAAAATTATATCTTTTTTAATTGGACTTCTGTTTTGCCGAGTAAATCTCCAACGTTCCATGTTGGGCCATTATTTGTACAAGAATATATGATTCCATAACCCATATCTTCTGGAAGTTCACGAATTTCTTTAACTACACCTTCGCTGCCGTAATGCTTACACATAGCGTTAATATTTTTAACTTTATCTCCAACTTGAAACATTGCTGAAGCAATACTTTCATCTTCTTTATTAAACATTACATAATTATGAATTGTAATCATATAGTCTTCAGCTAGAACTGCCATTTGTTGTAAGAATGGTTCTGTAAGATTTTCTTTAACTATTGGATCATTTAATTTATTTAAAATATTTTGCGCATGAACTTGGATAGAGTTAATTGAACCAACAATCATTCCATAAAAATCTTCTTTATAATCTTGTAATTCTTCTTCTGGAGATTCAATTTCTTCTACATTATTTAATTCTGCAGTCATTAATTCATTTTGATCAAATTCTGTTTCACCATCCCATTCATATTCTTCGTTAGAGTAATCTTCTGCTTGGGCTTTCTTAAATGCTTCTTTAGATGGACGATCTTTTGAACCAGGTTTTGCTGGCTTATAATTTTTGCCCATTCTTTTTTTCTTTTGTTGGATGTTATACCAAAGACCCTTATTTTTAGCTTGGATATCGGCTTCTAAAGTAATCTCTTCTTCACTACCAGTAATTTTACTAACTGGTTTAGCACTCCACATTTTACAACTCCAATAATTAGCTTTATATTTTGGGCCAGGATTATCGCAACCATGTCTTGCTCTATATGCTTTTCTTCTTTCTGGATTATCTCTTTTAATGGACATATTTGGATCACCAAAAGTAACTTTTACAATATTACCTTTATCATTTTTTACATAAACGCCAAACTTCTTTTTACTTCCAGATGGAAGACGAAATGGTTTGTTGAGTGGAGCTTTGCCTTTTTTAGCTAAACTAGAACTAAAATCAATTTCTAGTTTTTTCATAAAATATTAAATTACGCCAGATTCAACGTAATAAAAAAGTGAACATGCATCATTTGCAGTATGAAAAATATTTATTTGTCCGCTAACAGGAATTGTGCATGGAAATTCAGCGTTACCAGCTGGAAGATAGGCGATGATTCTCCCACCGTCATTATTTTCTTTTAGAGTTGTATTTGCATGAGAACATCCACCTAATAAATAAGTTGTTGTTCCTGCTCCTTGTCCAGATAATACTACTCCAGATAAAAGTTTGCTTGCAACTTGAGCTACGCTTTCAAATCCTTCATCTCTAAAATATTTTGTCATAATAGTATTATTACACCTTTAACTCTTATCTATATAATAAAAAAGCGTTGTTCCAACTGTCCCAGCTCCTAAAAGCCAAACTCCTGTGTTTTCTTTTACTTTTATTGTGGCTGGAAAATTAGCGATTCCAGCGCCTACAGTAATTATTGTATCTCCAGAGCCATTTGTTTCGGTAAGTCTAATATCATCATAGTTAGAAGCTCCAAGTAAATATATGCTTAATCCTGCTCCAGGAGCAGGGATAATTAATACGCCATTTGTAGAAGCACTTGCTGTTAATCCAATATTTTCAAAACCTGTATATCTATATAATTGTGGCATAACATTATCAATTACACTTTAAAATATAAAACTAAGAACAACAATCTAAAACTAATTAGATTAAGTTCTTTCCCAAGCAATAAAGCTGGGATTATTTGTAACGCCAGTTGTTGTAACTATTCCAGTGTAAGATGAATCTCTATAAACATTGTATGTTCCAGTAAGGCTCATGTTATAAGATGATAATGTGGGAGCTGCTCCTAATTTTACAAACAAACCAACTGGTCCTAAATTTTGAATGTAAAGTTCTTTTCTATTTTCGTTTGCTGCGACAGCTGTTCCGTGAGCAGTAGCTAGTGTGCTATTTGAGATTGTTGATCCTTTTAATGGTACAACTGTAACTGAATCAGTTGCTGAACTCAAATCAAATTGATTAACATTAATTGAACTACTTTGTAGAATATTTAAAATTCCACTAGCATAAGCTTCAGTATCGTTTACTTTGCTAAAATCAAATGGAACTCCGCTTTGTCCAATATCACTATTATTAACTAAAATAGTAGATTGATCCGACCAGCGATTTGGATCGTTTCTGTCTGTAGTATTTGATGAAATGCCCATATAATATATATACACTATTTTTTAATTAAATTGATAAAATTTATCATTTGATCTTTTGTAAAATCATTTTTCATAACATTAATACAATAACATACAAACTCAACATTACCTTTAAAATATCCTATATTTGGATCAATTCGGTCAAGACTTAATTTAGTTGGGCTTTTTTTAATATCTTCATCTTGAGAAGTTCTTGGCATCTCCATAATCAAATTTGTATATGTGCATAAACCATTTTGTTTTTCCCAAATTTCTTTTAAGTATTGTAAAGTTAAATCTGTTTCTTCTCCTCTTTCTTTGCTTCTTGATCTGGCTTTATTTAATGCATATTTAAAAGAACTATATTCATCTAATCTATTGGCTTCATAACCTTTTAGTAAGCTAATATTACCTTTGTTTTTTTCTAATTTACTTGGGTTATTTTTGTAATCAGCTTTTCCAGAGCATTTTAAACTGCAATAGAATTTATCTTGGCCAGCTTTAATTTTTCTATTATAATCGCTTTGCCTTATTTCATGCTCTTTACAACATTCGGCGCAAATTATTTTTGTCTTTTTTATCTTCATGTAACTATGATACATGAATCTTATTATATTGTCTAGTAAAAAATGCGGACACAGGGATTCGTTTACTTGGACCCGAAAGGAGTTGAACCTTTGTCTTTTAAAAATCTAAATTAAAATACTACAAGTTTAGTTCTTTTTATTTTTTAGCTTTGTATAGATGTAAGAACAAACATACTCGGCGTATTCTATCTTGAATATTATTATTTAAAGAACAGAAAAACTATTAAATAATAAACATCTAATTACGCAATATTCCAGTAGATGCGTCGTGGATATCACGCTGTAGAACTTAGGCTACAGAAGCGGTCATCTCAACAAGAGAAACTCTTGCGGAAATATGACCTTTATATTTTGCTGTTTTGGCAGTTAATATAAGTGAAACTTTTTAAGGAGTCCTCGATTCAACCTCCACTTGCATTTCAATTTATTTTCTTAAAATCGAAACCAGTACGGGCCCAATGTTAAAGAACTAACTAATCTTACACATTATAAAGCTTTTAATAATCTTTGGCAATCTTTTTTATAAACAAATTTAAATTTAATTCTTGAACCATTAAGATCTGATATTAATTGAGGTACTGCTATGCATGGATATTCCTCTGGATTATCATAAATAATAAAATTATTAACATTGTAATACTTCGCGCACTTATATGCATAAGCTTCCCATCTTGCTTTATTTTTAACTATTTCCATTTCCATCTATTATAAATAAAATTTGACAAAAAAACAAGATTAATGTACTATTACATATACATAGTTCCCAATTAGAGCAGTTTGTTGATGTCAAACAATCAACTATCAATCCCTGAGATAGCAATGTCATAAGGGCTGACAACTATTAAAACCTTCGTTTGTACATAATATGGCTAAAGAAGGAAATGTAGCTATAGGCATCGCAGAATGTAGTGATCGAAGCTACCTCTGATCCATAAGTGCGATGGCCCATTCACCGCTGAGATCGTGGTGAAATTTGGAGTCAAAAGAAAAGTTGGATTGATAATACTTAACTTCAGATATACGATATTTGGAGGTAAAGCCCTTTTGGATATCAAAGAAAAGTTAAATAATTAAGAAGAGAACTATATTAGAACCATACTTCATTATGTATAATTCTTAATACTTTAATCCAATCTTTAAGATGTTCTGATATATGTATTTTGTCTGAATTTTCAAAACCATTTTTAGCTATATTATAATAAGTATTTTCTGATGGATAAGCTCGTCTTGGTCGATTTAAATTCTTATAGAAAAAACCTAAAAATACAAGTAATGATTTGGCGGTATCCTCATCATGTTTAAATTCAAATATAGATTTCTTTACAATAGGTTCACCAATTAAATCATAGAATTTCAAACCGACTGCTTCTGAAACATACTCTTTTTCTTCAAAACTATATTTTAAATCTTTACTATATTTTATAATAGTTATTTCTGCAAATACTGGAAAACTTATGTCTATAATTCCATCTATATTATCTTCGGAAATTTTATTTAATATTTCTGGTAAACATTCTGGATCTTGAATCAGTAAAAAAGTTTTTTCTGGTGATAAATTTAATTTCTTGGCAAAAAAATCAATATCCCGATCTGAAACAATCATATTAACTATTACAGTTAATTTATTTAAATTATATTAATATATTGGAATAGATCCACTGTTTTGCATTAAAGTATAATTAATACGTTCAGATTTTCTAGAGAAATCATTTGTTTTAACTAAAAAGCTTCCAGTAAATACTGGGATATTATATTTTGTAAATTTAGTATTATCTGAAGAAATTTGAAGAATACTATTAATTCTATTTCCAGCGTGAGCACTGTACTTATCTCCATAGTATAAATTAGATGGAATTAGATTTGTATTAATTGTATGTCTATTGACATCTCCAGTTGTTATTTTACTGATTGCATTTCCATTGTATTCAAATAATCCAGATCCATACGTAGTTAATCCAGTATAAAAATAAAATCCTGTATATCCTGTATAAGTATTCATATAGTAAGTATTATTTCTTTCTAAGAATAATTCTGGATACAATTGATTATCTATTGTATATGCTAATTTTATTCCAGTTCTAGCTACTCTATCTCCAGAAGGAATATAATTAAGATTAGGTATAGTTCTTCTAAATACAAATTTATATTGATCAGATATTAAATTTTGTCCTGTCAAGTTAAAATATCCAGATATTGGATTTTGTTTAACTGAGAACCAACTAATATCATTAGCATCTTCATTTACTTTAAATTTTATTAATCTATAATTACCACTTACTTGATTAAAGTTTGGTTGTACTATTTTTACTTCAGAAATATCTCCTTTTACTGCAAATGGTAATTCATTTGTTTTATCACATTGTACAAAATTGTATGTATATCCCCTTTTAAGATAAAGAGTATTAATATTTTTGTAAATAAAACCACCAGTTAATTGAGTTTCAACTTTATAAGTATTTGTTCCACTGAATAAGGAATAATATTCTTGTTTTAAATCAGTGGTATCAAATGTTGGCATTCTTTCATTTTTTATTTTAAACAGTAAATCTAATTGAACTGCGCCAGTTAATGGATTAAATCCATTCTTAGTATTAGAAACTTGTCCATTAACATCAAATAATCCAGAGTATGCAGTCAAATATCTAAGATATTGTTGTTCAGTATTTAATATAGTAATATAAGAATCTTCTTGTTCATCTAAATCTATAATACTTTCTCCATATATATCTGGAAAAGATCTAATTCCAGAATCATATTTTGCACGCAAAATTGTTCTTTGAGGAGCAAGATTAGATCCACTAGCATAGACTGTTAATCCAAAAATAGATGTATTTAAATTTTGGAGAGATCCATTAGAATTCAAAACTAATTGTCCATTTAAATTATAATTTATTGAATTTCCAGTTTTTGCTAAAACAGATATCTTATCTCCTTTTGTTGCTGCGTAATAATAATCATCAAATAACATTTTAGTATTATTATCTACTACATAAGAATTAACTGGAATATAACTATCTTTAGTCATGAAATTTAAAAATCCATTAACTAATTTAGTGCCAGTAACATCATTTAATATGATTGCTCCTGTTTTTAAATATACTTTAGATCCGTTAGCAAGAGAAGCACTTAAAGATCCAGTTCGACTAAAATAATGATTATAATTAATATCAATAGCACTATTTTTTCCTACTGTATAGTATCTAACTAACTCCCCACTATTTGGATGATTATTAGGATAATAGAAATTACTAGTTTTATAATCTAAATCATTAATATCTAACATACCAGTATCGCTAACACTAACATAAAAATTCCTAGGAGTATCGCCAGTATTTACTACTGAAAAATATTTATTTACATTATCATTTAATACTCCAGAATTATTTATTATAAAATTATTATTATAAAATTTAAATATACCAGTATTATTTTTTTGAAAATATGGACCATATGCTAAAGATGAAGTTTTTGGAGCTGTTCCAGTTGGAAGCCAATTTATACTGCCAGAAAAAACAAATATTCTATATTTAATTTCATCCTTGTCTCTATATGCATATGGATTATCATAATAAGCATTCTTTGCTCCTAGTAAATTTGTATAAACAAAAGAGCATCTATTTTTGACACACCAATCTAAATTAGGAATATTATCTTGAAAATAAATTTTATTATAAGGAATTCTTTTTCCAGATTCTACTGATTTTAATCCACTTATTTGAAAATCTGCAAATCCAGTAGTTATTCCAAAATTAATTAATTCATTTTTTGACCAATAGTTTCTGCCCATGCTTCCGATTTGATATCCACTGTGATCTTGTAATTCATAAATATTTTTATAAGGAGATACAAATGGAGCAGAGGTAGGATCATTATCTACAACATATCCACATATTCTAAATTTTGTACCTTTCGATAGACCTTTAGGATATTCATCATATTCTCCATAAGGGTATCCGCCAGAAATACTAAAATCTGCAGTTATATTTCTATCTAAACAATATCCTTGTCTTCCAGCAGTTGAGTAAGGAATTGTTCCAGAAGGGTAAAATGTTTGAGCAAATCTTATTCTTAATCCAGTAGATTTATAATTTTTAAGCCAACCAGACTCATACCATTTTCCATAATAGTTATCTTTTCTATTATTTAACAATTCATTAATATATAGAGTATTATCTCTTTTAGATATCAATTCACCTACGTTTGTTTTACTAGATTCTACTATATAATTCATACCAGAAGATAAATAATCTCTATCTACATAAGTATAGTATATATTATCTACTGATGCAGCTAAATCCAATTGCATTGGAGTAGTTGATGCACTAAAAGATTTTCTTGTTCCACTAGTTTTATTCATATAATGTTTAGTCCTGTTTTCCTCTATCTTGTTGGTAGGTCTAGACTCATCGCTGTCCTATGGACTTGATGAAAAACCTTATTAGATAGATGTATTGCCGAATTCTGTCTCGACAAACTCAACCTTCTCATTTTTGTTATTTTTTTCTTTTTTAATAGAAAAACTCAATATTACTACTGAGATCGGACTATATCTTGTTCACTAACTAACGTTAGTGAAACTGGGCGCTCGTGTCTCTATTATTGTTACGGTAACTCAAGAGTTAGTCTCTACACCTTCTTACTTCATTTTTTTGCCGTGAAATAAGCTTGGCTCGGTATTGTCCACGCTTTTATGAATAATAAACGTGGGTTTCCACCGAATTCACCCAGTGGGACCACTTGTACAATTTTAAAGAACTGTACATTATTACACTTTATATATTAAATATAGATTTTTTTTTAAATTGTGCTTTGCACTCTCAAATAAAAGACTTATTTCCAGAGAATATTATCTCACAAAAATCTTTAAGCTCAGTAGTCATATAATCTTTCATTGAATTAAAATCAATAAAATTTATATAACTTGGACCAGATCGATCATCTGTTATAATTTTATATTTATTAATCTGTTCTAGGATATCACATTTATTGATAATAAGTTTCGTTGTTCCAGATATTTTGATAGCTTGTTTTAAATGATTTAATCTTAACCAATTAGCTATTCTTTTACGACCAGTAGTAGAACCAAACTCTTTACCTAGTTCAATTATCTTATTAAGATATTCGTCATTCCACAGTGATTCTGGAAATAATGGATCTACTCCACTTTTAGTATCATAAATTTTAGCTACGCCAATAATGTTTCTAATCTTCTTTGGGCTAAATCCAAGAGAGCAAGCGTTATATGGTAAAGTTTCACTACTTGTAACATATGGATAATCTCCATAATTTATATCTAACCAAAAACTTTGATCACCTTCACATAAAATTTCTCCAGATAGTTCTCCATCCCAAATATATTTTTTATCTAAGTATGAGCTAGCCATCTTTCCAATTCTTAACATTTTATCTGCATACGCTGGAGCAATACCTTGACCAGTTGTACCAAGTTTTGGTTTTAAGAATTTCATATCATATTGAATATGTCTTTCAGTTATAATATGAGCTTTAGGGCTAACTTTAATTAAAGATGTATCAAATCCTTCTTTCTTAAGATAATCTATTTCATCAAAAAATTTATCAATGTTGATAACACAATTTGGACCAATGATACTAAGTTTATTTTGGAAAACTCCACAAGGAATAATATGAGTTTTATATTTCTTATCGTCAAGATAAACTGTATGACCTGCATTGGGACCGCCATTCCAACGGCAAACAATATCATAATTTTTAGAAATAGCATTACTTATTTTACCTTTTCCTTCGTCTCCCCAAGCTAAACCAAAAATAATATCAACTGCTTTGATCATCTTTTTTAGATTTTAATTCGTTAATATAATTTTCTAAATTTTCTTTAGCTTTATCACAGAAGTCTTGGCCAGATTTGCCACAGCAATCTTTAAATTTCTTACCTTCAAGTGGACATTTTGAATTTCTTCCAATTTTAGGCAAAACTCTAACTACTGGAGTGAATGGCGTAGCTCTAGCGTAAGGGCTATGATCTAGTTTGATTTTATCTTCCATGTTATTTATTTTGCTCTAAAGTAGGCTTCATACTTCTATATGATGAATTATATTTATCAACATCATCAACTTTATTAGCATCCATAAGAAGAAAGGCTTTTTGATTTAATCTGAAATTCTCATTTTCTTTAGCAGAAATTACGGCTCTTATTTGAGATCTCGTTTTCGACTCTTTAAAAACAGAGTATTGATCTTTTGTTGATTTTAATAAATCTATTTCTTTTGTATTAGATGTGATCTTTGATTTAGATATATTGTATTCTACGCCTCTTGTAACAGAATCATACTTCTGGTAAGTAGACTGAGCTTTAGAAGTACTAGCAGCAATTATAAATGCTAGAATAGCTAAAACAATATGTTTTGTTTTGATATTATTTTCCATGAGCAAATCCTTCATACATGCTATTTGGACTATTTTTAACTGCTGTGATTTTATCAGTCCATAGTCCTCCACGCATGTCTTGTAAATCTCTAAAACCTAAATAACTCATACCACTTCTTAAGCCATTAGCGAAATCGTAAACAATATCCTCTAATGATTTATTTTCAATTAATGGAATCAGAGTATTATCTCCTTCAACAAATAAATTCTTTTTTGTTCCATCATATAATTCATAATCCTCAACAACATCTTGACTGGCCAGTCCTCGATATTTAGCAAATCTTTTACCATTTACTTCAACTATATTTTCATCATCAACAACATCTGCAAGTCCAGCAAATATTCTGCCACAAATTACAGCATCGCATCCACTTGCTATAGCTTTAACTAAATCTTTTGGATATCTAATTCCACCATCAGCAAGAATACTTGGCCTATGAGATGGATTAGGTTTATCTTGTTTAAATAAATCAACTTGAGAAAGTTCCCAATTTCTGACAGCTTTCCAAGCGTAATAATTTCCAGTTAAACTTGGGCATCCAATTCCAGTTTTGACTTGAGTTAAGCACATAGACCCTGGACCAATTAAATGTCTAAATCCATCTGCTTTTAAATTAGCAAGTCTATAAACGCTTTCTTTAGTTAAAGTATTTCCTACTATTATATCTTGAGAAAATCCAGCAGTTTTATACCACCTCAAAAAATCTTCTACATTCTTCGCTAAACCATTAGCTGTATCTAAAAAATAAAGATTAGTAAATGTACTTGTAGCTCTAATTCTTTCTTCTGCATCTTTTAATCCAATTGCAGTAACGCAGAAATTGCTAGCATCTTTAATGAGTTTAGCTTTAGCTCTTTGATCATCAATTGACATGAATCTATGTAAAACCCCAGCAGCACCAAGCTTATTCATCTTAATACATGATTTTACAGAAGATACAGTATCCATTGGCGATAAGATTATTGGAATCTTTATCGTATTGTTTCTTGAAATTTTTGTAGTTGTATCTACTTCTTTTCTTGAATTTATATCAGAAAAATTCGGTAGAAGTGAAATATCATCGTAACTTAAAGCTTCTTTGAATTGCATTTAATAATTATAGAATCAATATACCAGCAAGTCAATATAAATTATATCGTTTTAAAGATTTCGTTATTTTTATTTTTAAACATGAGTTTATCATCACTTGATAAATTTAGAATAGTTTTAAGTGAATTTAATATTTCAGTATCCAATGAGTTAATCTTTTCTTCGAATTTATCTTGAGCAAAGTTTTGTCTAGTTTTCTTACTACAATTGCATCCACCTAAAGATGTCTCATAATAGGTAATTGTATCATTAAACAATGACAGTAGATTATTTCCACTCATATTTTCCTTAGCAAAGGCTACAAAATCAATTAAATTAAATGTTTTCTCTGTCATGATATTTTAATAAAATTACACCAGTAAAGTATAATATAATAGATAGTGTAAAATTTACAAAGAAATTTGCACTATTTGCTAGAAAAGGAATAAGACTTATATTAATCCAAGTATTGATACAGATAGGGCAAGTTATCAATCTTGTCAAAAAATTATTATATTGAATCAATAAGAAAACATGATAATTGATCTCTGGATTCTTTTCTCTAAATTTTATAAAATCAAATATTTTAAATAAATTACCAAATGGTTTAAATAATTTACCATATTCTATAAATGCTTCAGTTTTAAACCATATAAACATTATTACGAAAGATATAAAAATAGGATAGAAATCATTAAACATCTAATGATTATACTTCATTAACTCTATATTATAAAATTTAAATATATCTAAAGCTTTTTGGTCATTAATATATTCCTCTATATAAATAACTCTTTTAATATTATAAGAAGCTATATTTATCGCACAGCAAGAGCATGGTAACATTGTACAAGCTATTACATAAGGTTCTTCGTATCTTGATATACATGATAAAGCGTTAGTTTCAGCATGTATCATATACAATCTTCTATGATCTCTATCATTCCAAAAATTATCTTCTGCTATCTTCTTGGAAGTCAATCCATTATATCCAATACTTAATACTCTACCTTCTTTATTCAAAATACAGCATCCTACTTTTTTAAATGGATCTTCTGATCTTTCAGAAGCAGATAAGGCAAATTTAACAGCCATATCTTCAAATGATATTCTACTCATTCATATATAATCTTAATAATATATTAAATTGTCAAGTTAATACTTGACTTTGATACAACTTAATACTATACTATTGCCTATGATAGGCATCACAGGTGTAGCTAGAAGTGGCAAAGATACTTTTTACTCTATACTTTCTAAATATTTAGAGAGCAAAGGTTTGAAGTCTCAAAGACTAGCTTTTGCTGATAATTTGAAAAAAGAACTTCGACCATTTGTTAAAGATAATTTTAAAATTGATTTAAATAGTTGTACTCCAGAAGAAAAAGAAATAGTAAGACCACTAATGGTTGCTTATGGAAAATGTAGAAGATCTCAAACTCAAGGGCAATACTGGGTTTCTTTATTAGATGAAGATGTAAAAAAATTACAAAAGGAAAATACTATACCCATAATAACAGACGTAAGATATATAGAATATAAAGGAGACGAATATTCTTGGCTTAAAAAATATAATGGAATATTAATACATTTATCAAGAAAACTTGATGATGGATCATTAATTCAACCAGCTAATATAGAAGAAAAAGCTAATGATAATAAATTAAAAAATGTAGCAGATTTGACAATTTCTTGGGAAACTTGTTTAGATTCAAATTTCCTATATGAATTAATTGAGAAAAATTTAGAAAAAATATATGAATTATACAGAAGATCTAGAATTAATAAATAAAATAAAAGCAACTTCAGATAATGAAGCGTTAAAAGAATTAGAGTCCAGACATACTGGAATTTATAATGAAATAATTAAAAAATACTATAAGCATTTAATAGATTTTGGTTTAAATCCAAATGATATAGTTTCTGATAAATTATTTGTTTTATACAAATCAGTCATGAGTTTCAATCCAGATAAGAATGTTAAATTTTCGACTTGGCTAGGTAATCAAGCTAGATATCATTGCTTGAACTGCTTGAATAAAAAGAATAATACTATAGGTATGGAAAATGAAGATATTAAAAAGATAATAGAAAAGAAACAGATTGCAATATCAAATAATGATATGAAGTCTAAAGAAAAATCAGATTTAATCTTTTCTATATTAGATAGAATTAAAGATAAAAGAATTTATAAAATATACAAAATGAGATATTTTAATGATAAAAAGCTAACTCCTTGGAGTAAAATAAGTAAAAAATTAAAAATAAGTACTCAAACAGCAATTAATCTACATAATAAAGGTAAAACTTTATTAAAAAATAAGTTGACAAGTATAAATAATACTGATATTATATAAATTATGGAAAATAAAACACAAAACAAAAACCAAAATGAGCTAGGCGCACTTTGGAAGAAGAAGAGCAAAACAGGACTATCATTCCTATCTGGTTATATTAATGATCACGATGGTCAAAGAATTGATGTTGTAGTTTTTGCTAATAGCAAGAAGACAAATGAAAAAGCACCAGACTATAGGCTTTACGTTTCTAAGCCTTTAGACAAAGCATCTTCTGAACCAGTAGCTCAAAAGCCTACTCAAGAAGTAAAGAAATTCGTAAAGAAGCAAGTTTCTTCGGTCATTGAAGAGGACGAAGATATTTTGTAATGGATTTCAGTCTTAATCTACCAATTAACTCGGTATCATTTGGGCAAACGTCCACACTGATATTGAGAGAATTGCATAATAGAAATATTAACCCACTAATCTCACCAATTGGTGGGAATGTAGATTTATCATCTCAACAAATAGACGAGAATTTTGCTAAATGGATTGAACCAAATATTAATTCTTTTCTTGCAAATCATAAAAGAACTAATAAAATATTTAAATTGTGGCATCTTAATGGAAGTCTAGAAAGTCTTTCCGAAAAGCAAATTCTTTTTTCATTTTACGAGCTAGACTCTCCAACTGAAGCAGAACTTAATATAGTAAAAAACAATCATAAAGTAATATTTTCTTCAAAGTATTCTATAGAAGTTTTTAAAAATCATGGATGCTCAAACTTAGAATATGTTCCATTAGCTTTTGATAAATATAACTTTCAAAGACTCGATAAAACTTATTTTAAAGATAGAGTGGTATTCAATCTAGTAGGAAAGCTAGAGAAAAGAAAACATCATAAGAAAGTTATTCAAACTTGGTTGAAAAAATTTGGCAATGACCAAAGATATCATCTTCAATGCGCCATCTATAATCCATTTTTAAAAGAAGAAGATAATAAAACTTTAATTAATTCTATTTTAGAAGGTAAGGATTATTTTAATATTTCTTTTATAGGAAATATGCCACAAAATGCAGCCTATAATGATTATTTAAATAGTGGCAACATAATACTTGGAATGAGTGGTGGAGAAGGTTGGGGTCTTCCAGAGTTTCATTCTGTGGCTCTTGGCAAACATGCAGTAATATTAAATGCTCATGCATATAAAGAATGGGCAAATGAAAATAATTCAAGCCTAGTAAATCCAAATTCTAAAATGGAAGTATATGATAATATGTTTTTTCATAAAGGCCAGATGTTTAATCAAGGAAATATATTTGATTTTGATGCAGAAGAATTTATATCTGCTTGCGAAAAAGCTATAGCGAAAGTATCTTCTAATAAACTTAATATGGAAGGGCTTAAACTCCAACAAGAATTTTCTTCAGAAAAAATGGTAGATAGAATACTGCAAATCATAAAAGATTAATATGCCTACCTATATTTATCAAAATCCAAAAACTGGTGAAATTAAAGAGGTAATACAAAGTATTAATGACAAACATGAGTACTCAAAAGATGGATTAAAATGGGATAGAGTCTTTACTCTTCCTCAAGTGAATACTCACGATAAGTTAAATGAAAACTCAACAGAGAAAGATTTCTCTAGGATAACTAAAAATAAAAAAGGAACAGTAGGAGATTTATGGGATCAAAGCAGAGAGCTTTCAGAAAAAAGAGAAAAGGTTTATGGCAAAGATCCAGTTAAAAATAAATATTTTGATGATTGGAGTAAAAAGAGAAAAGGCAAAAAGCATCCGAAATCTTTAGGATTATAATTCCATATTTGATCTCCTAATTAATAGGTCAAGACAATTCTTACCACCCATTGGATCATTTACTCTGTATTGGCTTTTTAGATATGCTGCGATCATTTTTTGTTTAAAAGAGTCTTTATTTAAATTCCCATTTTTATTTTGATGGTATATTGGACATGGAGATAATGCCTCAACTGGTTTTCCTATAGCCATTGACTCTACTAAACACGTAGAACTTAAACCTAAGATATACTTGGCATTTACTGCTAAATCTAAAAAATTAGATGTCTTATCTAAAGAAATATGTTCATTATTCAAATTGAGTTGATTTTGAATATAGTCATAGTCTTTTTGTTGATGTCTTGGGTGAAATTTAAAAATAATTTTTTCATTTGGATATCTAGCCAAAGCAATTGATATTAGGTCTTTATTTCTTAAGTTTGAACCTTGCAAAGATGAATCCCAATCCATTTGTAATGGACACAATATATACAATTCCTTGTGATCTTGTAAGTATTTAGAATATATACTATTCTCTATATATCTTTTAGCATACTCAATATCATCTTCTTTAATCCATTCAAAATCATCAAAACCTAGTGAACTTTCATAAAATAAACCTTTATAGTCTATATGTATAGATCCACTTTGAGGCAAATGTCCTAATTCTGAGTATATAATTTTTTTATTTTTTAATCTTGCTAAATCCATAAATCTTCTTTGATATGGACGATAACCATTATTTATAAATATAAGATCATATTGGTCAATAAACTCAAAAATGATTTCATCGGAAAGATTCTTAAAGAAATTTTCATTCTTGATATCCCTTTCTTTTTCGCAAATATAACCGAAATCTTCTCTTAATATCTTGCAAATCTTGCGGTCATATACTCCAAACATATCCATTAGAGTATATATGAACATTCTTTTCATTATACTATTATAATTAATTTAAATTGCCTACACTAATTTATTTGGCATAGAAGTTATTAACACGGATTGAAGCTTTTTTCTTTTTAAAAACTAAAAAATGATGTAAACTATACCTACGACTTTGATTATGAGCAAAAATGTTACTATTAAAAAAAGAAATGGCGCAACTGAAAAATTTGATGTAGAAAAAATCAATAAGGTAATTAATTGGGCTATTGATGGCTATAGTGGAGTTAGTTTAACGGATATAGAAATTAACGCAAAAATAAACATACATGATGGCATAACAAGCAAAGAAATACACAACCTATTGATTGAAAGTGCAGCTAATTTAATTTCTGTCGAAAAACCAAACTATCAATTTGTTGCTGGTAGATTATTGAATTATCAATTAAGAAAAGATGTATGGAAAGGCAAACATGCGCCAAGATTATCAGAGTTTCTAAATCAAGGAATTAAAAATAAAGTTTATGATCCTGTTATTTTGGAAAACTACTCTGAAGATGAAATAAATAAACTAGGTGAATTTATTGATCACGAAAGAGATTATAATTTTACATACGCTGGCATTAAACAATTATGCGATAAGTATCTCATTAAAGATAGAATAACTGGAAAAATTTATGAAACTCCGCAATTTGCTTACATATTAATTGCTGCTTATGCTTTTGCTAAATATCCAGCAGAAACAAGATTATCTTATGTAAGAAAATTTTATGATGCTATCAGTAAGCATAAGATCAATTTACCAACTCCAGTAATGGCAGGAGTTAGAACTTCTAGCAGAAATTATGCTAGTTGCTGTTTAATCGGAGTGGATGATACAAAAGATAGTATTACAGCTAGTGCTACTGCCGTTAGTATGGCTACTGCTAATAGATGTGGTATTGGTATTGATGTAAGTAAAATTAGAGCCATCGGTTCTCCAATTAAGAATGGAGAAGTTGTTCATACTGGACTAATTCCATTTTTAAAAATCTACGAGAGTAGCGTCAAGGCTTGGCAACAAAATGGATTACGAGGTGGAAGTGCAACTTGTAACATTCAATGGTGGCATTATGAGATCGAAGATGTTGTTGTATTAAAGAATAATGCTGGAACAGATGATAATCGAGTTCGCAAACTTGATTATACAGTTGGTATGAGCAAATTATTTTATGATAGAGTATTAAAGGACGAAGATGTTACTTTATTTAATAACTCCGAAGTTCCAGAGCTTTATGAAGCGTGGGGAACAAAAGACTTTGATAAAGTATACAAAGAATGTGAATCAAAAAAACTAAAACTTAAAAAGAAAGTATCTGCCAGAAAATTATTTTCTCTTATAATTAAAGAAAGAGTTGAAACTGGTCGTATTTATATCCTTAATGTAGATCACGCAAATGAACATGGAGCTTGGTCTGATAAAGTTACAATGAGTAATCTTTGCACAGAAGTTATTCATCCAACGATTCCACTAAATGATTATCACGATAAAGATGGCGAAATTGGAATGTGTATCCTTTCGGCAGTAAATATGCTAGAAATAAAAAACTGGCAGGATCTTGAAAAGACTTGCGATCTTATCGTAAGATTTCTTGATGAAATCATTGAACTTCAAGATTATTTTAATATTGCTGCTGAAAATTTTGCTAAAAAACGCAGAAGCCTTGGAATTGGAATTACCAATCTCGCAGCTTTTCTTGCTAAAAATGAATTAAAATATTCATCAGATAAATCATTAAATGTTGTAGATGAATGGATGGAGCACTTTCAATATTATCTTTTAGAAAGTAGCGTTCAATTAGCTAAAGAAAAAGGTAAATGCGAAAAGTTCAATCATACAAAATATTCCAAAGGTATTCTTCCAATTGATACTTACAAGGATAAAATTGATGAAATTGTAAAAAGAAAACTATCACTTGATTGGGAAAAATTAAGAAAAGATATTAAAGAATTTGGATTAAGACATTCTACATTATCTTCTTGTATGCCTTGCGAAAGTAGTTCAGTAATTCAATCTTCAACAAATGGAGTAGAACCAATTCGTAGTCTTATAACTTATAAAATGAGCAAAATGGGCAAACTTCCAGTATTA